AGATGGAGCACGAAGCAGGTGCAGAATTAGCAGCAAAGAAAGCAAGAATGAAAGCAATCATGAGTCGCTAACATTTTATAAATATCTAAAAAGTATTTGTAAAATGGATTCACGAACTCTGAGAGAGACAATAACTGCTTATGCGGCAGTTTACGATGAAAACTTAAGAGAAGAGATATATCAGACTAATATTGCAGAACAATCTGCATTTAAGTGGGATCCTAATAAGAATGTGATCGCTGCTAAGGATGGAAAACTTGGTATTATGGATAAAGGAGATCCTAAATCTTGGAGACAACCTAGTGACCAAGAGAAAGGTGAGATTCCTCTTTCTAGTACAGCAGCATTTAGAAAATCTAAGGCAGGTCAAAAATTTATACAGCAAAAAGATGCTGCAAAGAAAGCATCCGCAACAACTCTAGCAACTTCTGCCGCTGCAGCAAAACCAAAACCAACCACTTCTACAACTCCTACAGCAAAACCAACAGCAACATCTTCCACAACTCCTACGGCAAAACCAACAAAAATTCAACAAGATGTTGCTGATTTAAGAAGGATGCAAGCAGCATCAATGATGAGACAGCAGAACAGAAACTTACCTAGTGGAAAGATTCCAACAGGTGATGATCTTAAACCCTCAACATCAGCACCATCGACACAAACTCCTGCAACAAAACCAACACCAACTGCTCCAGTAAATAAGGCAAGAGGTTCAAGCAAACCAGGTAGTATTGTTTCAGGTTTTGACCTATTTGATGTTGTCAAGGGTCATCTTCTCGGTGAAGGATATGCTGATACTGAAGAGGCAGCACTTGTCATTATGGCAAATATGAGTGAAGAGTGGAGACAAAGTATTATTGAAATGAATGATTTTGCAGCAGGTGGTGGTGCTGCAAAGATGAAAGCAACTGGAATGACTAAAGATCAAGTCGTAGCACTTGGAAAGAAAAATCTAGCATCAAAACCAGCATCTTCATCTTCTTCACCTTCTTCATCTTCTGGAAAATCAACAGGATCCACTCCATCTGATGTTGTTAGAGATCGTTTAGCATCTAGAGACAAGTATCGTGATACTGTAAATCAAGCAATCGCTGCTGGTGTGAGAGGTCCTGCTGGATTACTAAAAAAACAGGCTGCTCAAGATCAAGAAGCAAAGTTTGATGCTTATCAAAAGAAACAACGTGAATCTGGTTACTACAAAACTGGATACAAAAATCTACCTGGAACATTCGAAAAAGGATAAGCACAGATAGAGGAGATAACACTCCTCTTTTTTTATGTCTAAAATTAAGAACATTGCCTGGTTATTAAATTGGGCCCTTAAAAGTGCATCAGTTATGTAAGCACTCAAACTCAAATGGACGATTTTGATGATCTTCAGATTGAAGAGTTTTCTTCCTTTGACTTTGTTGAAGAGATGAATGAAGGTCTCTTTGAGGAAGAAGAAGACAACAAATCCTTCAACAAACTGATTAACTCCAACATTGATTTCTGATTACAAATGACTGATACTGTGAACGTCCTGCCACACCTGAACGAACTGAAAGAAGCATATCGCCGCCAAGATTTTAAGTTCACCAAACAACAACAGGAAGAATATGAACTTCTTCTACGAGCACGACGAGATCGCGTTCTTTATTTCTATGCTGAAGGTCTTGTTTCTAAAGGACGTAGTAAGTCTGAAGAATAAATACTAAGAGGTTATTCTTAGGTATCCGATGATTACGTTCAGCGACTTTATGACTATCTCCGAAGCAGCTTACGATAAAGAAGTAATGTCTGGTTCACAAATCCGCACTCTAGGTGCAGGTGGTCGTATTTCTGCTGAACGTAAGAAATCGGAAGCAGAGAAAAGGAGAATGAAATCAGTCAAAGATCCTGAGACTGGTAAAGTTAAGAGAGTCCCTGCTGGATATAAAGAAAGAAAGGATATTGGAACTCAACGCCAAGCATCCACAAGAGTGCAGCAACCCGAAAGCGAGAGAGGTGCTGCTGATGTAAAAGCAAAAGCAGCTGCTGCCGCTAAGGAAGAAAGAAAGAAGGCAGCACTTGCTAGAATTGCTGCTAAGAAGAAAGGTGAAGCAGCACCTGAAGCAAAACCATCTGCAAAAGAAGCAGAGAAGAAAGCAACACAACTTCTCTCAAAGAAAGCATCTGCAAAGAAAGAGCCTTCTGGTGATAAAGAGGATCATATGATTAAAGGTTCTCTACTTCCAAAAGGTGAGAAGAGACCTTACACCAGAGAAGAGAAAAAGAGAATTGTGAGAACTGGTAAGAGATTGCAAGCAGATCTTCAGAAGAAGAGAGAGAAACCAGCATCTGAGTATCAATCCTCACTCACGCCTGGTAAGTAAACTGGGCCCTTGAAAGTGCGTCAGTAATATAAGACGACACTCAACACAATGCTCTGGCAAGATCGCAACGGAACCTGGCACAGCACAGTTTCCGCCATTGATATGAAGATTGAGCGAGCAATGATCGAAGCGAACGCTAACAAAGTCTGGGAAGAAAAAGAGCGTTCTGGTGATTGGTTGTTTGATGAAATGTTCGGCGGTTGAATAAACCTCACTAGCACGCTTCACAATCGCCTGGAAGCGTGCTATAATGCTTCTTAGATACCAAACCACCTAAAACTTCGTAATTCGTAATGATCCCCTTTCTTCCTGATCTTCGCCCTCACCAAGAACGTGGCGTTGCTGCCATGTTGAAGCACAACAAGGGTCAAATCATTGTTCCTACTGGCGGTGGCAAGACTCTGAAGATGATCTATGATGCTCTGCGCGAGTTGCAGTCTGAAACTCCCCAGACCATTGTTGTTGTTGCTCCTCGCATTTTGCTTGCTGAGCAACTCTCTGCAGAGTTTCTGGAGTTTATCACCAACGCTAAGGTTTTCCACGTTCATAGTGGCGAAACTCATCACGAGTCTTCTACTCGTCCTCGTGAGATTCGCAACTGGGTTGATGCAAATGCTGGCAATCATCGCCTGATTGTAACTACCTACAATTCTCTGTCGCGTCTTCAAGTGGCAGAGATTGATGTGGATACGATCTACTTTGATGAGGCACATAATTCTGTTCAGCGTCACTTTTTCCCCGCTACTGAGCACTTTGCTGCTAATGCACGTCGCGCTTACTTCTTCACTGCAACGCCGAAACATTCCCTTGCTGTGGGTAAACCAGGCATGAATGATGCTGCTGTTTATGGTCAGGTGATCTGCAAAGTTCCTGCTCCTGAGTTGGTTCAGGGTGGTTACATTGTTCCTCCTAAAGTGATCGTCAAGCAACTGGAGATGGTTAAGGGTAAGCAGACCAACTTCGACCGCGATGCTGAGAATCTGCTGGAAACCATTGATGACAATCAAGTTGGCAAGATTCTGATCTGCGCTAAGGCAACCAAGCAGATTGTTTCGCTGGTTTCTGAGACTGACTTCTGTTCTGAGTTGGAGTCTCGCGGTTACTCTTGGATGTATATCACTGCCAAGACTGGTGCTGTTATCGACGGCAAGAAAGTGAACCGTGAGGTATTCTTCGACACTCTATCTGCCTGGGGTAAGGATAACGACAAGAAGTTCGTTGTTCTACATCATAGCATCCTTGCTGAAGGTATCAACGTTTCTGGTCTGGAAGCAGTGCTTTTCCTGCGTAATATGGACTTCATTGGTATCAGTCAGACCATCGGACGTTGCATCCGTCTGCATCACGATGATGCCAAAGGTATGCGCGATGGACGTATCGAACCTGGCAACCTGAGTCAGTATAGCAAATCGTTCGGTCTTGTTTGTATCCCAGTGTACTCCAAGGTTGGTATTGCTACTGCCCGCAGTGTGCAGGCAGTTGTTGATACGATCTTCGAAAAGGGCGAACCTGCCATCAGCACTGTGAGGCGGTGAGTCTCACAGTAGACTCAAGTGGCCATCAGGTGTAAAAACCTGATTTTTCTGCAATTTCACTGCAACCGACCTAGAACACATCAACCGTAACCAAATCACCGATTTTTTTCAAAGTGAACACTAAGAACTGGAAAGCATACTGCCAAACTACATTCAACTCTCTACGCGCAAATGTAGAGAATTGGGGAGACGCTGATTTCTTTCGACCTATCACACGATTGTATTACATTGGTGTATTTGATTGTGGCCAAATTAATCATCTTGGTTTGATTAGTGAAGAAGCAAAAGATAATTCAAAAGAGCGCACATTTGATCACTGTTTGTCACCACAATTCATTGGTCGAATGATTATGGATAATCCAGACAAGTATTTGTCTGATTATGATGTATTTGAGAACTTATTCTGGTTATCTTGCTCCACAATTACAGTGACAAAGGATGAGAACAAGCGACTAAGTATGTTGACAGAGAATAATGGTATTGAGTATAAAGTTCACATTCCAACTGATCTCAAATACCAGCATCTTGGTATCAAATTGTATCGGAAGAATGGTGCAACTTGGAAGACTGCTGTAGAATATGATGACAACATTATTCCAGCACCATCAGATTTGCTTGAATATGAAAAGAGGTTTCTAGTATGAAAGAAGGATTTACGATGTTTAAGGATACCTATGCTGCTATACCTTATGGTAACAAAGGATATCTAATCATCCACAATGGTCAGCAATTAGAGAAACTGTGTAGGACTGAAAGTTCTGCACGAAAATATATCACCGACCACCGGAAAGGAAAGAGTGTAGCACAACTGCCTGTTGATTGAAACTGGGCCCTTGAAAGTGCATCTGTGATGTGAGGCACCGCTCTCACAGAAGTTTCTAACCCAAACTATGACTTTTTACTGGACGTTCGTTGATACTCTTGTTAAGAACGTTGCTACCATCAGTGCCATTGTTGTTGGAGTCAGTCAGTTTCTGATTCGTGCATTTAATGAGAATAATGGTGCAAATAAAGTTCGCAAGTTTATCAATCAAACTCTTTTCTTGGTAAATCGTTCTACCTCTACTGTATATGAATTGGTTAATGCAAATGCTCTGCCAATTCAAGAGGTAAAAGTTACCAAAACCAACAAGCGCACTGCCAGTAAGTGAACTGGCACAAGAGGACTTGCAAAGTCCTCTTTTTTATGTCAATATAGATTCATGCAAAACAAACACATTGAGCACCCAGAAGATTCGATCTTTACAGGTAACCTTTCTGTCCTGGATTGGTTTAGTGCTGATTCTACTATCTCCGTCAAGATCGATGGTGCTCCCGCTATTGTTTGGGGACGCAATCCTGCCAATGGAAAGTTCTTCGTTGGCACTAAATCTGTCTTCAACAAAGTAAAGATCAAGATCAACCATTCACATGAAGAAATTGATACGAACCACGAAGGTAAAGTTGCGTCTATTCTTCATGCTTGCTTTGATAGTCTTCCTCGCACAAGTTACATCTATCAAGGTGATTTTATTGGGTTTAGCGGTGATGATACTTATCGCCCCAATACGATCACTTACAAGTTCGATGAGGTGATTGAGCAAAGTGTAATCATTGCACCTCACACTGAGTATGAATGTGAGGATGATCTTCGCAATGCTGTTGCACATCCTATCACTAAACGGTTTGTTGATACTCTGGATGTGAAGTGGGTGCAACCTGAAGCATCTATCTGTCCTTTCCGTGATGATATTGAAGACTTCTGCAAGTTTGCTAAACAAATGAGCACTCTTTGCACTTTCGTGAATGTAAAACAAGCGACAGAATTGAAAAAAGTTATCAATTCTTACATCCGCGAAGGTAAAGAGGTGGATGAGCATGAAATTGCAGAAAATTATGATGTTGACATCAACGTGCTGCGTTTGTGGAAACTCGTTGAGTCTATCAAGATGGATTTGTTCTGCTTCATTGAATCCGACACTGATATTTCGTGTGAGATTGATGGTGAATTGAGTGATCACGAAGGTTATGTTATGCACAACAAGTTTGGATCGTACAAGATCGTAAATCGTGAAGAGTTCAGTCGTCAAAACTTTACACTCCAAAAGAATTGGTGAATGTAACTGGGCCCTTGAAAGTGCGTCCATAGTATGAGACAGACACATCGCTTCCAAACATTCAAAGAGGCACTGAACTTTTTGATGAATGAGTTTCAGTTGACTAATCAACAAGCAACTCACTTTATCTGGGACAATCAGTTTACTATGGGAACTGACCGTGCAATTTGGATTACTGAACCTACCAACTGATTATGACTCTCACAATGCAAGCACAAGCACAGCAAACTATTGCAGAGAACGTGTATAAGCACACTCTCATGCTAATTGAAGCACTGAAAGATAATTATCGTCAATTTGCTATTCGCGGTCATCAAAAGTTTGTTGATGATGATAACACAAAAGAGTATCATCAGCGGAAGATTGATGAACTCAAGTCTGGCAAGTCTGACATTGATTATGTCATTGAAACTGGTAAAAAGTATCATAAAGTCATTATGGTTAGCAGTGGAAACTCCCGCAGTGTTCATTGCTTCATTGATAAGAACACTGGTTCAGTATTGAAATCCGCCAGTTGGAAAGCACCAGCAAAAGGAGAAAGATACAATCTCCTTATCATCAAGGAAAGAGAATGGTTATTTGAGAACGCAGACTGGTCTGGTGGTTATTTGTATGCGAAATGATCTGCGTTTAGCATCAACAATCAGACTCTATAATCCACCTCCAGTTGAGAAAAGGCGGTGCAATCCTAGATTAAAGAGTAACGAACAAACTTTGTCTGAAATGATTAAATCCTTGAAATCTGGATGGAACAATGACTTACTCTAACCTCTCAAAGATTCGTCCTAAACTGAGAACATCTGGTAATGTGACAGGTAACTTCGGACGCAACAAAGTTTCTGTGGGTTCTTCACTCAATGACATTGGTGGTGATGGTAACATAGGTTCCACACAGAATGAATACCTGAATCGCCTCTATTATGCTTTTGATAACACCACAGACTCTAAACTTCGTCAGTTTCTTTATACTGAGATCAAGAAAATCCACATCCAACGTGGAACTTGGTGATAGTAAGTAGAACTGGGCCCCTGAAAGTGCATCAGTAGTATGAACACCACTGAACCTATGATCGTCTCTGAAGTCTACTCCTACCACACCGATTGGAAGGAAGGTAAAGTC